ACCTCTTCAGAGATAACAGATGCATTCATTTCCTGCAACTCCAATCTCATATCGTCATATATCTCCTCTATTCTCGCATAGTAATAATTCATGTGAGGACCGATGACTTTTATATAACCAGGGACATTACCTCTTTGTTTGAAAATAATATGTTTCATTATAATAATTTTTCTGTGTTTGGTTTATCTGCAACACCCAACTTTAATTGGTTTTTTAATGAATCTTCTATTGAGAAGTTATTCATAGTTGCGTTGGACATTAATTGATTAATATTTTTATCAATAAAGACAGTGTATGAAGATGCAAGGGATAATACTTGCTTTTGTTGTTCAGGACTCATCATTAAAATAGAATCTAAGTTACCCGTACCAATTCTACCATAGGCAACCATATCTAACATCGCTTGTTTTGCCATACGTACAGTCCAATATTCGTGTTCGTATTTGTGTTCTAACTCTTTATTACCAACAACCTCTATTAGATTGGAACCATCGGGTAATTTGGCATCATCACTCTCCAAGAATTCTTTGATTAAGTCGATAAAACCTTGTCTCTCAATGTATGCATCTTTAAGGTTTCTCTTAAACTTTCTTAGATCTATATTCATATCTGCAATGGTAAGATCTATAAGTTTTTTTCTTTTAGGATCAGTTACAAATTCTTTACTTTCTTCTTGAATTTCTATTTCTAATTCTTGTTTTTGAACTGTGTATTCTAAATGTTCAACAATATCTTCTCTACCTCTTAATTCAAGTAACCATTGTTTTAGTTTGGCGTAGGGAGTAATCTGTGCACCCCCAACGAAATTTTCCGCTTTATACTTGGGTAACGCAAATGATACGTTCTCAGCGGTCTCTAACAATTTTAATGCAAATTCGTCATTAAAACTCTTAGTTCTATCGTATTTGTAATTTTCTTCCATGTCTTAATTAATTTATCTAAAATATATACAAAAAATATCATTTTTTAAAGTGATATTACCCAATAAATGTTTCTATTCTCTCCACCCACAATGTCCTGAAGACGTACCCGCGTTAACTGCGGGATTTAATCCAACAACATTATTAGTTCCTGTATCGGTTGAGTAGTTGAACTTCCAACTAGAATTGTTTTGTCCGGTACCGTCATAGTTACCTAACATATATTGCCAATCTTGTCCCATAGTGAAGTTCTCTTCACCACAGTTAGGGTGTGGTTTGACCACGTTACCAATATTAGTGTCCGATGAAAATGACCATCTTCTTAAATTGTATCCTCCGTTATATGAACCTTCATTACCCGCATAACCTTTACCGTCTTTGGAACTAATTCCTTTTTGTTGTCCGTGAGCGGCAATTGAACTTGCGAATGTACTGATGGTCTCAGTTGTAAAGTTCATTTTTATATTACCACCATTTGAATATCCATATCCATTGTTCTCATCTGAGAATGCACTGGCACCATCCCCACTATTAATTGAAGTTGCGGCGTACGATGTAAATAAGGATTCGTTATTTAAATTAAATTTCTCAACCTCCGTTCGGTTACCCGCGAAAATCCAAGCAAAATCCGTTTCTTTAAACATAGTACCACAATCGGATCTTGTATATACAATATTAAATTTTGTTTGGTGTGCGTAATTTGTGTCGGTGATCATATTAATTGCAGATGTTCTAACACCGTGAATTGTTGCGGGTCCTTTAAAGACGTTATCATCATTGACTGACCACACAAAAAATATACTTTTACTACAAGCCCCCGAGGTGTATGAAATTGGGTAATCGAGTAACTCACCAATATGAGATGTTTGGTCCGTCGAGTTAACAGTTTTATGGACATTTCTCCATGGTGAGGAATTCTTATACCCTCCCGCCAAATATGAATAATTTATTATCTGTCTAAATTTAAAATTAGTTGCACCATATTGTTGAGCAGCAACCATTTCCCATCCATCATCAATATTACTCACACCTGTATAGACCATTAAATAACTGGTATTAACATCAGATTCCTCTAAAAATAACGAACCTGAGGTTGGGTTTGAGGGTCGAGCGGATTTAGGACCTTTAGGTGGCCTCGCGGTTACCTTATCGACCTTTAATTTACCCGTAACGGACATGTTTTCGTATATCATAATTTCATATATCTATTCTCTCCAACCACAATGTCCTGACGACGTTCCTCCATTAACTCCTGGTGATAAACCCGCAGGGTTAAGGACACCTGTGTCAGTTGAATATGTGAATTTCCAACTGTTATTATTTTGGACACCATTATAGTTACCTAACATATATTGCCAATCTTGTCCCATAGTGAAGTTTTCTTCACCACAAGTACCGTCAGGTTTTGGTACCGCACCTAAATTGGTGTCTGTATTATTACTCCACCTTCTAAGATTATACCCACCCGAATAAGATCCTTCATTACCTGCATAACCCTTATCGAGTTTTGAGGAGATTCCTTTTTGTTGTGAATGTGCGGACCAATGTGGAGATGAGTTAAATGTTTCTGTTGCAAAATTTAACTTCACTCCCGAAGAACTAGTCCACCCATATCCGTGGTGTTCATCCGAAAATGCGGATCCACCATCAGAACCATTAATTGTGGACAAAGTATATGTGGTGATTAGTGCCTCGTTCTCCAAATTAAAAATCTCTACCGTTGCAGAACCACCACTAAACAGATACGCCAATTGGGTTTCTTTAAACATAGTCCCTAAGTCACTTCTTGCAATAGTCGTATCAAATTTGGCTTGGTGTGCGTAATTTGTATCTGTAATCATGTTAACCGCTGACGTATATGTACCATGTATATCCGATGCGGATTTCCAAGCACCATCAGTATTGACTGACCACATAAAAAATATCCCCCTACTACAAGCACCCGAGGTGTAAGAAGCAGGATAATCCAATAATTCTCCGATGTGTGTGGTTTGATCCGTAGAGTTTGTTGTTTTATGAACATTCTTCCACGGAGAAGAACTCTTATATCCACCGGCCAAATACGAATAATTTATTATCTGTCTATATTTGAATGCAGTTAAACCGGGTTTGTTTTGTTTTGATATTCTTTCCCAACCACTATCATTATTACCCACACCCGTGTAGACCATTAAAAAACTACCTGTGTCTGCCTGTTCTAAATATAAAGACCCCGTTTCGGGAGTGGATGGTCTATTTGCACGACTTCCTTGTGGTGGTCTTGTTAACCCCTGTCCTCTTAATGAACCACTAATTTCTAAATCTTCAAATAACATATCTTATAAGTATCTAATTTCTCCAACCACAATGGCCTGATGAGGTACCCCCATTAACACCGGGAGCTAACCCTGATGGATTTACAATACCTGTGTCAGTTGAATATGTGAATTTCCAACTATCATTATTTTGTACACTATCCCCATAACAACCTAACATGTATTGGTGGTCTTGTCCTAATGCAAAATTCTCTTCACCACAGTTAGCTCTTGGTTTAGCAACGTTACCAATATTAGTTTCAGTAAACGCATCCCATCTTCTTAAATTGTAACCACCTTGGTAGGTTCCTTCATTACCACAATATCCTTTACCAATTTTTGAACTAATTCCCTTTTGTTGACCACTTGAAGCCCACGATGATGGTCTTGTCTCAAATACATCTGTGGCAAAATGACATTTATTACCACTTTCAGAACCATATCCATATCCGTAATTTTCATCTGAGAATCCACTAGCACCTAAAGTACTTGTAATTGATGATGTTGTAGTTACATAAGGTGATCCACCAGGATAATATGTTGTGTACATCGTCTCATTAGTTAAATTAAACTTCTCAACAGTGGCAACAGACCCACCGAATACCCATGCAAATTCGGTTTCTTTAAAAAGACAACCCGGGTCGTCTCTTTCATTTAATAAATCCCATTTTGTTTGGTGAGCATACGACGTTTCATTTACCATGTCAATACCTGAAGTATATGTCGAATGTACTTGTGTTGCAGATTTCCAAAGGTTATCCGTATTTGTTGACCAAATAAAAAGTTTGGTTTTACTACACGCTCCAGAAGTGTAGGATGCGGGGTAATCAAGTAATTCACCTATGTGAACGGTCTGATCTGTTGCGTTCGTTGCCTTGTGAACATTCTTCCA